CCTTTTAAATAGAAATTCTTTTTAGCAATGTGATTGGCAATTTTAGCCTCTGTTTTAGTCCGTCCAATTCCAATGCAAACTGGTAGGCCTAGCCAACGCCAAATCCGGTGTTTCATGTGTTTTGCATAATCAGTCAGATCAAAATTGGCAGCGTACGCAGTCAGATCAAGAAAGCATTCATCAATAGAATAAACTTCCTGTTCGTGCTGGGTTACATAGCCCTGCAATATCTTATGGAATCGGCGAGACATTTCTGCATACAAGCCGTAGTTGCTTGAAAGTACTTGGACACCGTGGTGATGCACTGTATCTTTAATCTGGAATAGCGGCACACCCATCTTGATGCCGATGTCCTTGGCCTCTTGAGAACGTGCAACTGCACAGCCATCGTTATTAGATAGCACAATGACCGGTCTATTGTTTAGACTCGGATTAAATACACGCTCACAGCTGACGTAGCAGTTGTTTACGTCAACCAAAGCGTAAATCTTGTCATTCATTTTAGTTCATTGCTTTTTTTATAATGAATGTGACGACACCCCAGATAATCAATTCTTGGCCGTCATTAAAGTGAATATCAGGAAAAGCCGGGTTCTCTGCCTTGAGCCAACTTTCATGCTTATCAATGATCAGGCGTTTAACCGTGAATTCATTATCGACCAGAGCAACGACTATGTTTTCGTGTTTAGGCTCAATGCTGCGGTCTACAATGATCGTATCGCCTATATCAATACCGGCATTCTTCATCGACTCTGAAGCAACTTGAGCCATGAATGTGGCGACTTCATTATTGATAAGGAATTCATTCAGATCGAGAGTTTTTTCTACATAGTCCTGTGCGGGCGAGGGAAAGCCAGCAGATACTTTTTCAGAGGCTAGGGGGATAGCTACTTTTGTAGTCGGATGAATAATAGAAATGGATGAGAGTTCAGGCTGCTTTTTAGAATTATTTAAATAATCCTTGATCTCAATAACTTTAGATTGTGGTATCCGGATTACGGTTGTTGGTTCGCCAAAACTCTGTTTTCGGCCAGCACCTTCACGTTTTCCGCCACGACTTGATATTTCTTCCATACAATCTCCTTTGAATTTGTAACATAATCAAAAGAATCTTATCGGAAGTTTGTTACATTATTAAATTAGAAATAGTGATATATGAAGATAAATCAGTCTTTTCTGAGGAATAATCAGACGAACGGTAATCAAGAGGCTTCATTAGCATTCTTGATTACCTATCTACCTTATAGCTGAAATACTATTTTTGTTATCTATTTAGTCCAAATCTAAAAATCCTTTTGACCATTTCTCTACTTTATTGGCATACCATTGCATTAGTTTTTTTCTTTCTTGAAAGTAAGTAGCTTTATTATAAATACCCTTTGTACCGGGTATTGCATGCGCCAAACTCAGCTCAATAGCATCATCTCGCCATAGTTCAGACTCATAAGCTGTAGTTGAAAATCTCCCTCTAAGGCCATGAACAGTCTGCTTTCCTTTATATGAAGTCTTATTAATAGCGCCGATAAGTCGGGTAGAGCTCATTGGTTTGTTGATATCCTTCAGCTCTGGAAAAATTAAAGTATTAGAAGGGCAGTGTTCTTTCCACATTAATAATATTTCTATCACTTGCTTAGAAAGGGGTACTAAATGGGGTCTTCTGCGCTTCATCCTTGATGCGGGAATAGTCCATCGTTGTGTTTTAAAGTTAATTTCTGACCATTTTGCTTTGCAAGCTTCATTAACCCGTACGGCAGTATATGTAACGAGTAAAAATGCGATCTTAAACTCTAATTCAAGCCCACTATTATCTTTTAATGCTTTGAAGAGAAAAGACATACGCGATTCTGAGATAAAAGGATGGTTTTGAGTTTTATGAGGCTTTAAAGCATCAGTTAAAGAAGCAGCTGGATTATATTCACAATAACCGCTTGCTACCGCAATATGAAAACACTTTCCTTGATCCTCAAGAATTCTTAAAACTTTGAGTATATCTATAGGTTTAATTTCATCTACTTTTTGCTTACCTATGTATGGTCGCACATGATCTCTATACGCCTGTTTTTTATATAGGCGTGTTCGACTACCCCACATAGGTTTATTAAATTCAAAAAAATCACTGAATACTTCATTTAGAGTTTTCATAAATATGCTCGCCAAATGTAAAAAACCATCTAAGCGATGGTGGAGCGAGCATTCTTTATTTTTTCTTTAATTCATCCCGTATTTTCTCTTTCACCCAGTTTGCAAAGTCTACTTTATCTGCAAAATCCAATAGTTCAGCCTCTTCATCAATTAAAAAAGGAACAGACTTATTTTTTCGCTTCGCTTCATATTTCTTTTTTGCTTTGTCAGCTGCCGTTATTTCCACTTGACTTCACCTTAATTCAAGAATATTTTTTAAATAACCATCGCTTAGATGGAAAGCCCCGCCGCAATCGGGGCTTTACTTTATTTAATTTTGATTGTCTAGATATATTGCCAACTATATAACAATAAATATCTACTAATAAATTATAGGCTTACATTAGAAATAGTCTTTCAATCAATAAAGATAAGCTCACTTATTTTAAAATTTCGACTATAGGAAGATTTGAGTAGCGGTGAGAAGTCCATTTTTGAGCAAAAGATACTATACCTTCAAATATTGCTCCATCTTCTGTTCTATAGGTAACTATATCTCCACCTTTTAGTGATTCGTCATATTTAGCTGTAGCCTTAGCATCTTTAGTTACTTTGCTTAAAATTGTTAAAGTTTTCATT